ACAGGAGTCAGTAGTCAGGAGGTGGGACAGCGTCAAAAATGAAACTTCTGACTCCTGTCTCCTGACTTCTGTCTCCTTTTGTTACTGCCGAAACAATCTTCGTCGGTTCGGCGGTTGTGGTTTTGGGTTTGGCGGCTTGCAGGAGCCGTCGATGCAAGTAGCAGGCGGCGGTGGAATCCACGTTGCCGTTTTCAAACCGTTGCCGATGTCTTCGTAAGTTTCCTTGAGCGGCGTTTTCTGTTGTGGGACTGCCCCGGCGATCTGCTTGTCGAGCGGTGCCAGGGACTGCCGCTCTGAATCAGTGAGAACCTGTACCGACTTCAATCGCACGTCTTCCCGGAGTTTCTGATCGGTTGACCAGTTTTCGGCACTGTCGATGTAGCACCATGCCCAGCGGTTCCGTAAATCAGACGGATAATCGTTCGCCCATTGCCGGACTTGGGACTCGAACGTCGAGTGGCGAGTGGTGAGTGAACAGGAGGGAATCTGTCCAACGATGTATGTCACCAGCAATATTCCTATTAGCCACGTGATAATCGGCGGAACGTTATAGTTGGTTACATACTTGTCAATGTTGTAGTTGTTCGTGATAGGACAATCGTTTTTCGTGGACATGTCGACGTGAATGGTTGGATTAACGGCGGGCTTGATAAGCCCTTCTAAAATGTTCATTGGTCTTTCGTCATGAAAAAGGGTGGATGGATTCACTTGCCTTTTCAAGACGAAACGATACAATCATTCCGTATGGCAAGTCGGTATTAAAGTGTTCTTGTCATAGCGGCAAGTATCATTTGGGATGACTTGCCGCATTTTCTTGTTTTGTGTCAAAATTGACGTTTTCCGGGTCTTTCCCGAAAAAAAATGTTGCGTAGGATCGATTGTACGGGGCGTTTTGGGGGTGGTTTGATGTTTTATACCTTCGGCGGAACCCCCTCTTAAAATGCCGCCATTTCGTTACGCCATAAAACCGGCGGTATTTTCGGCGGTTTGTAACGGTTGTCGTGCTTGGGCAACCTGCTGATCGGTGAGTCCAAGGAATCGTTGTCCCGCTTTTTCGCGGAGTCGTTGGAAAAATCGGGTTTTTTCGCTCGGCGTGGCATCGTCCGGCAACGGCTTTTCAAGTTTGACGGATTTTGCCACGTCGGTGATGATCCGAAAAAGTTCTTTCACGGCATCGGAACCGATGATGTCCATTAAGGCTTTGATGAGACTAATCGCCGCCGGAAAATTGCGTAAAATCGAAAATAGATTTGATAGGAAAGTCATAGGAGTAGGAGTAAGGAGTCAGAATACAGGAGTCAGGAGTGGGGAAAGTGGGATAGTAGGGGAGGGAGTCAGGAGTAAGGAGCATAGGAGCGAAAGTAAACGCATGAAATGTGAACTCCTATCTCCTAACTCCTATCTCCTTTATTCTTTACGGAGTGGTCGTGAGGATTGCCTCGGTGTTGCTGATTGCCTCGGTCACGTGAATCGGGATTCCGAAAATGTTATCGGGATACGGTGCTTCACGTCCGGTGGTGGTCGTGGCGATCCGTTGCGAGCGAATCTGCTCCAGCGTCCGCTTGGTCATGAAGATCAGGTTCGGCTCCTTGCCGACCGGGAACTGTTCGAGCAACTTGGCAATCTGTCCTTCCATCGAGACTGGATTGTTGCCGGTGGTGATTGCCGGGGTGATGTTGCAAATCCGACCGACGACCTGTTTCGACGTGACTTGCAAGCCGATGTATGCTTGCACCTTTTGCACGTATGCCCAGAATTTTTTACCTTCGGAGTCCCACTGTTCGGCTTCGAGAATCGGTCCCGTATCGATGCACCCGTCTTGACCCCAAGCATACTGTACGCCTTGGAGTTCGGTGCGAAGGGCAAAGATACTCGACGCTGCATTCGCCGTTGTCCCGCCGGCATTGATGGTGTACGAACCGTTTTGCAGGTTGAGCAACGTTGCCAAACCGGTAAAGCCTTTGTTATCGGCTTGCACACCGTACCACGTCTGCTTGGCGATTTTTTGCAGGGCGGCTTCCATTGCCGCTTTTGCACAGAGCGCGATGGCGGCACTCTCGCCCCATTCCGCTTCTTTGGCAACCTTTTGGTCAAGCGACCAAGAAGCGTCAAGGAATTTCAACGCCACATCTCGGGCTTCGATGGTCGGGCTGGACTGCACGATACCGACGTTCGATTCTCGGAAACCGACGGTCGGCAGCCCTGTTTGGGCGAGCGTCTTGTACTGCGTTTTCTTGCACGGCGATGCGTGGATCAACCGGATTTCCGGGATGTACTGGCTCGCCTCGTTGAAAATGCCGAACACCTCTTCGGAGTTGTTCATCTCGATGATGTCGGCGGAGGTTAATCTATTGTGAATTTCTGCCATGATAAATGTCCTTTCTATGTTGGTGGTGAGTGACGAGTGGTGAGTGGAAATTCGGGCGATGCCCGTCGATTCCTTCTTTCTCCTTTCTCCTTACTTCTTTTGGAGAAACTTTTCGGTATATCCCTGCATGCCGGGCGGGAGCGGGGAGAATTCCTTTTTCGGTTTGGGCGTGTCCGTCGGAACGGGAGTCGCCTCGCCGCTTGCGAACGCATCACCGGCTTGTCCGATGCGGTTGAAAGCCTCTTGCAACTTCGCAAAGTCCTCTTTCAACTGGACGTAATCTTTGGAGTGGTCGTTCTTTTTCTTTTCGTCCTCTTCCTCGTCGTCCTTCTTTTCAAAGGCGGCGATTTGTGCCTTCAATAAGGCGATTTCGTCGTCCTTCGCTTTCGAATCGGCAAAGACCTTTTCGTGGAACTTTTCGTTCGCTTCCGATTCGGTCAAGCCTTCGGAAAAATACTGAAAGCCGAGTTCGTTGCCGAATTTTTTGGCAAACGCCTTCGCAAGTTCACGCGGATCGGCAGGGGGTGTTTGAGTATTATCTTTACTCATTTTGTCTAATCCTTTCTGGGATAGAGGGTTACTAAATACAGTGGTGTTGCTATCGGAGCCATAAAGACAAATAGCGACACCATCAATTTCATAAGAACGAAAGACCACGAGTCCTTCGTCCTCTGTACTATATTCTTGACCGTTGATGGTCACGTTTTGCCCTTTCGGGATGTACTCAAAGTCAAAGTTTCCGGCACCGAGCGAGACCGAACATTGGTACGGCACGCCGTGCTTTTTCTTGTAGAGGATTTCGCTCGCCCGGTCGCCGTCTTTGAACGGGACCAAATAACCGCTACATTCGAGGGCGGGACTACCGCTGAACGTGTCGAGGTAACCCAAGACTTCACGCGGATCATGCTGGTAGTCGATAGGGATTTTGTCATGTTGCATCGTCGCCCCTTGCCGGTCGAAAATGCACCGTCCCCAGAACCAGTGATAGAGTTCCTGACCGCTAAAAGCAATCAGACTCACGGCGTGTTTGCCGTCCTGATCCTTGACGCTAAAATCGAAGCCTTGACGGAATTGCATCGCTTCCGCCGGGCGGTTGTCGGTAAAATGTTTTCTGATGTCGTCCATGGGAGGTGTTAGGAGTTAGTCGCACTTGCCTTTTCGATTCGGAACGATACAATCGTTTCCGTGGCGGCAAGTGATGTTTGGTATTACTTGACGCTGTCCCTGTGTTGCTGATTACAGCACAGGGGCAACTTTTTCTATTTACGTTCCGATATTGAGGTTGAGGTTTTCGGTCATAGTCGGCAGGATCACTTTGTTCTGTCGGGCGTACTCTTCGTCTTGCTTCCGTTCGTCGATGATGTCCTTGAAGTCATAGCCTCTGGATCGGGCGATACTGCTGTATGATTCCAGTCCGGCAGTGATTGCCGTCAAATACCCTTTTGCCTCTTCGTCCGGCTTCCACCACGGCATGCCGCAAGGTGCCCATGCAAACAGCATGTCATTGACCGTCATGCTGTCCGGCAATATCAAGCGTCCCGATAGAACCTCTTTGGAGAGCCGCCATCGGGTCAGGTGTTCGAGCAGATGTTGATTGCTTGCCCGTCTCGGCTTGCACAATTCGACGTACTGGTTAATCGCCGCCCGACTGCCGTAAAAATTCGTGTGTTTCTCGTCGAACATGCTGTAACAAATTCCCAGCGATTTCAGGGCAACCATCATCATCAACTTGGTGTATTCTTGAAATTCGTTGCTTGGCGACGCACTTTCGATAGTTTCCAAATCATCCCCCTGCTCTAATTCGATCATGTAGGAGGCTTTGTCTTTTAATGCGAGGCGACGTGCTTCCCGTTTTGCTTCGGCTTCGTCTATTTGGTTGGAGGGTATCGGCTCGGCATTTGGGTCCCGCTTGAACTTCAAGCCGAACAGTTGCATCATTTTTGCCTTTGCCAGGGCGTAGTTAAACGATTCTTGGATGTCCTGAAAAGCGTCGGCGGCGGAGACGAGCAGTCCGATGCCCCGGACTTGATCGAATCGGGAATAATAGCCGTGTAAAATCAGGTTCGATGCCGGGACGACGCGTTCCAATTCGTATCTGCCGTGCAATGCTCGCGAGTGGACGGCATAAGCGGTTGCCGCTCCTGCCGCATCGGTACGGACACCGTGAGTCCAGTCAGGATCGCTGTCAATGTCGTTCGGAGTCCGAATCCGGTCGGATTCGATGATCTGTACCCGACCATCGATGAGTTTCATGATGCCGATGTCGCCGTCAATCGTTCGGGAAATTTCGATGAGCCGAATCGCCTCTTGCATGGAATGGCGACCGGTTACTTCAAAGTTGCCCGGCTTCGACCATTCGTTGACGACCCATTCGATTTTTTCGTCTAAATCGCGGTCGCCGGTCTGACTCTGAAAGGTAAACCGGCTATTGTAAGTCGCATGCTGTTGCAATGCCCAGTCCACCAACGCCGAATTACACGCGAGATCACGAGACCGGGCGATCAGTTTTTTCCGGTCGTGCGTGTTCACTTCTCTATCGACCGACTGAAGGTTCGTCAGAACCGACTGCCGGACGAGCGAGTCTTTCGCCGCATTGTAACCAAATAGTCGTTTTAGGTACTCAAACATTTCAAAGGAGAAAGGAGTCAGGAGTAAGGAGATAGAAGGAATGGACGGGCGTTGCCCGGCTTCTATCGTAAATCAATCGCAATGAAGGGGTTGCTGCTCCGCTGGCGGGAGCGTTGTTCTTTCGTCAGTTCCTCTAAAAACTTCCATGCGTTCTGATGATTCAACGTGAGGGACATGCCCGATTCGTCCGTGATCGACTGGGTGGCAAAATTGTTATTGCCGCTCAGAAAATCGGTAATCTGCTTTTTCAGGGTAACGATCTGCTCGTCAGTGAGTTCGGAAAACATGGCAAGGAGTCAGGAGTAAGGAGACAGGAGTCAGGAGGAATGGACGGGCGTTGCCCGGCGTTTTATATCTCGCCGAGTCCTTTTCTCACGATGGGGACGCGGGTTTTGGACGTGTACAGTAGTCCGCAATTTTTGCATTTGACGTTCTGCTGGGTGACGTTTTCAAGCCCCTTGTAAACATAACTGTTCGAATCGCCGAGCCGTTTCAAGTTGGTCGTCTCACCGCACTGCTTGCACGGTTGGAGCGGAACCGGCGTGGCGGCGGCATTCTCTTCTGCCGTCTGCTGTCTGCCTTCTGCCGTCTCTTGTCCGGCGATTTCCGGTGTTTCGGTCGGTTCGACCGTGTTTTCGGTCTGCGTTTCCGGTGTTTCGGGGGTGTCATTTCCGGCGATTTCCGGCGTGGGGTCTTTTTTCTGTTTGCTCATGAGTCTGTAAAATAAAAAGGTAATAAATGTGATCAGTCCGATCACGTGGTGGGACACAACGTCGCTCGCGACGTTAACAAGGAAGTCTTGCATAACGCTCCTTTCGGTTAGGGACATCTTGCCCTAATCGACTTGGAGTGTACAATGACATCCAAGGTGGCAAGTAATCCGACTTATTACTGTTCACCGCGGCAAGTATCGTTCGGGATGACTTGCCGCATTTTTCTTTTCGAGGTACTACGTTTCCCCCGATGTTGTTTCGTTATCAAGTTGTTTTCATGTTGTTTTCTCCTGTTGGTAAAGACATTTACACCGTCGCTCTTGTGAAGGGCGAGGAAAAATATGTTTTCTTTTACACCGAGGATCACGCAAAGGAACTTTTACGTTTGCTCGGACGTTATGCATCGAACCCAGACATAAGTTTTACGTGGTACGATGCCGCTGTCTTGTCACAAAAAATCCGACACCAGTTTCCAAATCTATATCCTCCTAAAACTGCAATTCCTCTGCGGTGATTCCCAGCGTCGAGGCGGCGATCATGCAACCGACGAGGCAATCGAACCAGTGATTGTCCTGATTGAATGGGTTCGCCCATTCGTTGACCTTCCGGCTGTTCGCTTCGACCAACACGACCTTTTCGGCGGTCATGTGTTCCGAAATCATCCGGTGCGTCTCCGGGTTGTTACCCCAAAAGGTGATGCTTCCCCGCTCTCCGGAGCGCAGTGAAAACGCATCGTGAAGGGCGGATTTCCAATAGTTCACGTCCCCCTTCGTGGTGCGATACACCCGCTTCGGCAATTTTTCGTCGCACCAGAAATGCCCGATGCGGACCGATTTGCCTTTCACGCCCCAATGTTGCATGGGCGTTTGCTTCGCACCCACGCCGACACCCAGTGCCGGTCGAACGTTCACCGGGCTGCCGATTTTCGTAATGACCGACTCAACAACGTGCGGTTTGTAGCCGCTGTCTATCAGGATTTTATCAATACGGTTAATTTCATTTTTCTCATGGTCTCCGTGCATCGTGTAACTTTCGGACAGGAGTTGATGCAACAAAAACTCCAATCCGGCGGCAATCGCTCCGTCGCTCCGCTGTTCACCGAACCGGCGGCGAAGCGTCATGAGCGACTTGTCATTCCGGCTAAAATTCGTTCGGTTTTGCTCCGGGAACACGTCGTAATCAATCACGTAGCCCGTGAAATCGTTTGACCAAGCGGCAATCAGGTAGTAAGCTAAATCGTTGTGAACATCGCAAAAAGCAGTAATCGCTTGCGTGTCCATCGGGATCACCCGGCGGGGCAATCCATTCAGTCGCGTCCGAATCGTCTTGGCAGGCACAATCAACGTGCCAGTCGTCTTATCAGTGGGATCGTTCTGGTACTCCGACATGAAACTGTCGAAGTTCTCATAGTATTTGTCCATTGCAAACTGCAATGCCGACAGTTGCTTGCCGATTTCGTAGTTTTCTTCCCACGCGACGACCGCTCCTTTGTCCATTTCCGTGCGGTGCGTCTTGTAAAATATCTTTGCCGCAACAGGGTCTTTGGTCTTGCAAATCTCCCAGTATTGGTCCCACAAGTCCATTCGTTCCGGCATCTGTTCGACCATTTTGAACCGCAAACGCTTCCACAGGGGATACAGTTTTTCAGTCAAATACCGGTCTGCAACGTCACCCGGACGAATGACCGTACACGTCATAATCATTCCTAAACTTTGCCCCGGTCCCACAAGTCCGGCAACGGACGAGTTAATGGTCTCTTCGATTTTGGCAATTTGAACCGGCGATTTTGCGTCCGCGTCGGTTTGCACATCGTCCAGCACCACCATGTCCGGTCGGGCGACCGAGCCGTCCGGCATCGTCCGATTCTTTCCGCGAATCGCTCCGTTAATTCCCACCGTAACGACCGCCGCTCCGCTCGACAGCGAACCCGGTATCGTCGGAAACACTACCATGTCCGGCTTCCACTGAACGTTCGTAAGTTCACCCAAATAAAGTTGCCCCCGTGCTTGCAATGCCGAACCGCCGAGTTTTCGGAACGGAAATATCGCTTCGGGAAAATCCTCCAGCAGTGATTTGTTGCCGATCAGGTCGGTCTTGATGTTTTCGATGAGTTGTTTTGCCTCGTTTTTGTTTGCTCCGATCAGCAAAATAAACCGGCAATGCCCGAATAAAACCGCCCAAATGACCGCCACCCGAACGATGGTACTCTTGCCGCTTCCACGCGGCATGGCTAAACATATTTTCTCTTTGCCTTCCCTCAGTCCGTTTTGAAACGTCTTGATGACCGTCTCATGGTAGGAACTGAATTTCAGTTTGAATTTTGCCGCAAAATATTCGGTGCAAAAGTACCGAAGGTCTTTACGTGCTTTGATTCGCCGGGGCGGATTCTTGATCGGCGGAAGCGGGGCAATTTCCCGTGCTGACCGGGACGATGCCCGACTCTTTGCTGCCATCAGTTCCCGATGACGATGACCTGATTCGCTCGACTTGGACATTATTCATTGGTGGTTTGCTCTGCGTCGGCAGTTGCCGATGGGAGTTGTCATTTTTCTGTCAGTTTTAGTGCCGCCAGTCGTGCGAGTTCGGCGATGGGAGTGCCGTCCGCCGCAAGTCCGAGAGGTTCTAAATGGTTGCGGATTTCCGTCAGTGTTTCCGATTCGCCGGTGTCCGCGGTGGTTTCGGTCGTGTCTTTCGTTGTGTGTTTGGCAAGTCCGAGCAGTTTAACTCTGGAATCCTCTGCCGCTTTCGCGGTCTTGAAATCTTTGATTTTGCAGGAGTCAGAGTAAATGTTATCGTATCGGGTAATCGCTTTTCCGAGTTCTTCGTCGCGGTGAAAATCGGCGGCAAGTGTTAACCGCCGTCTTGCTTCCGCGATGATTGTTTCTATGTCCTCATCCGGGATGTTAAGGGTGTCGCGGCAAGCCTTCCTCACCACGCTTTGGTTTGGAATCTTTGTAATGAGGCATAAAACGGTATCGAGTTTTTCTTCATCTACCACGAGTCCAGTTCCTTTCGTGAACCTCTGGAGAAAATGGTGTCAAATTCATTCCGGTAGAATTCGTACAGTTTTTTACTGTTGTAAACTGCCGTCCGCTCCAGATTATTGTTTATGCTCATGTTTGCTGATGTTTCGACGACAATGTGTTTTCCGGTTTCTTTGGTCACACCGGATACAATTTCGTCGACCATCAAACTGCCAAGCACATCGTCGTCTAGCCCGAAAAGTTCACTAGCAAGTGCGTCATTGAGTTCGTCCATTCAACATTTTTCAAATAAATAAACAAAACCTTACATGGCGACTGCTTCGTGTGGGGCAGTTTCGACCCGGCAAAAAGTAGTACCTAACCCCCCAGGGGGTTGCCTGCCGTCCTTGTTCCGGCGGCGATTTCGGTTTCGACTTTGCGACGCATCTCTTCGTAACGCTCTCGATGTTTTCCTCTCAATTCCAAACAATTCAAATTCACACGCGGCAAAGGAAAAGAGTCCGCCCCCGGAGAGATCGGGGCGGAACGTCTTACCTGCCTGCTAGCACATATTCGGCAGGGAAGAAGAACTTTGTGACCACAAGCCGGGCAACGCTCCGGTGTGCGACTGCTATGGGAGTCTCTTTCGATTCGATAGATAGTCATTCGAGAGACACCGGCAATCGTTGCCGCTTCGTTTCTTGACAATCCTTGTTCGAGGAGAGAGAGAACTTCCTGTACTTTTTCGTGTGTGAGCAACGTGCGTCATGGTGTTGCCCGCCAAGAGAATGGCATTGTACCACACGATTCCAAGATTTTTACCCACTTTTCAAAAAAAGTGGAAAAAACCGCTTCGCTTTTCCTCCTCTTGGCGGAATGCATCGCGAAGCGGTCTATCTGTACAGACACGGTTATTATAACACGGTTTCGGCTATGAAATGATCCCGCATTTTTTGAGAATTGCCCGATAACCGGCTTCATCCAAAGAACAATCAACCAGTTCCAAGAATTGAGCGAAACTCAGATAAAGTTGTTTTGCCATGAGACCAAGTAACTCTCGCCCAATGTCTCGTCCCATCATACCATGACTGATCTTTGTTCTCACACAGGAACCGGGAAATGAGTAGAAAATGTGATCGCCATCCTCCTCGCGTCGAAATCCCTTTGAGCAAAGAGCGGCATCAACGCTACGCCCCTTCCGAACCTTACCCATCATTTGTCTCCCATGCAAGTTCAAGGAAACGCCGCTTGATCGTCCGGTCTGCCGGTAAGAGTTCGTTATCCGGCTTTCGGACGATCCGTTTCCACATGATGCGAATATCACTGTGCAAACAACTTATCAATTCGTCAATATCAACTCCGACTGCGGATACGCCGATTTCAGGACATTCGGCAAAATAGCATTCTTCCGTTGTATCGGCATCAAGGACTGTCGGCAGTATGAATAACGGTTTGAAAAATTTGATGGTCGAATCGTCAAGCGTTACCTCCCAAATTTCAAGAGGCGTTTGGCTATCTGCAACTGATAATGTAGAATTTCCGGCTAATTCTGACATCTTATTACTCTGCTCGCACAAATGTTACCGCATTTATCGGCAACCAGAATCCGACTGTTTCAGTCATTCTAATCAATTTCTAGATTTTAATCAAGTGTGGATTTTTCCACCCATTCCGCCAGTCCGTACTTCTTTGCGTAGTCATCGAGTTTGCGTTGCATCTTTTCGGCGGAGAAACATGGACCGAGCCAGTCCACGTCAAAAAACCGGCGTGAACTCTCAAAGTCCAAGTTCGGATAAAACCGCTTGCGAGGATCAATCGGCAAATAACCGACCACCCACGTGGCGTTGCTCCACCGACGCACAAACAAAACCCGATCAGGCATGTCGGGCGATTGTAAAAGGTACTTCGTCATGGTTCATCTATTTTCTCGTAGTTCGTACAGTACTCACTGTGTTCCCGCAGGAACTTTGCTAGGTCTTGTCCCGGTGTAAAATTATGCGGCTCCCACTCAAACTGCCGACAAATCGGTCTATCGCAGCACGGAGTAATATTGTAGTATCGGCATGTGTCGCATAGTATTTCTTCGCTCATTTCACTACTATCGTTGTTAATGGTTGCGGAGCAAGGAGCGGAGACTCCTCTCTCCTAACTAATTCTTATTGCGTGTTTTCTATTGATTTGTTATTGCGCAACACCCTTTTTCTTGCAGGATTTGCGCAATAGACTAACAAAATGAATCTTCTAACTCCTGACTCCTATATTCTTAATTCTTCAGTTTCGGCACGCCGAGTAAAACCACGTCCTTGCCGATGAGCCGGTTGAGTTCCGCCTGCACCTCTTTCGTTGCGGCATGCTCCGCCAGCATCATCACGCCCGGCGACGGAGCAAACGAAATGCTCTTCGTCTCCGCATTCGCAATGATGTGCAGTTCGATCTCTACCGTCTCCGTTTCAAACGGCAACAGGAAATACGGTGTCCGAACCAACAGCGAAATGTCCTGAAAGAGGATTTCGTTCTCGTCCACGACTTGTGCAATCGCTTGCATGTCCGCCGACTTAGAAACGCTCGACAGCACCGCCTTCGTCTCGGCTTTGTCTTTCCACTGCAACTTGCGAATCCGGTTGACAAACTGTGCGTCCGCTCCGAACGTCAACTTCGCCAGTTTCTCGAATTGCTCCGGGGACATGTTCACGGTGGCATAATCGTAGATGGCTTGGATCGCCTCCGATCTGTGCAACTCGCACTCACTATATCCCCTCGTTCGTGTATAATCGTGTACGATGTTGATACTGCCATCGCCAAC